AGCATCAGGTTTAACGGTACACAAATATTGTAAATCCCAGGTTGTAGCTGTGGGTATAACTATAAATTTATATACATCAGTATTCCAGGCCACTAAAAACGTTTTATCATAAGTATCCTGCTTATAATATCGGTGCATACCCTTGATTGGATGGTCTGCACCGATTGAAGTAGCATTATATTCGGCATAACCTGCACGCTTGACCAACTGTCCGTATTCGTTAAAATGCATGTTATATAAGCCATCCGGCTTGCGTGGGAGTTGCGTCAGTTTTACGTCAGACGGTGAGAGGTTATCGAGTGCTTTCCATATTATTTTTTTGGTCATTTAATCACGCCCTATTTTATTTTACTTAATTACCGTCCGCCTATAATGCCTAATCTTTTTCTCTTTTTAAGTAAATTGGCGATGGTAGGATTATTACTTCCTATACTTTTTAATGGAGATACTTTTTTCTTAGCTGGTGATATACCGCTTGTGGAAGCACTATAATTAGTTAAACTTTTCTTTTTGGCCTGTACTCTTTTCCAACCATATTTCTGGCTCGATTGCGTTGCCTGTATCTTTTTCTTTCTTGCTTTCTCGTCAACAAAATGTTTTTTTGCAAATGCCATAATTATTCTCCTTTCTTAATTAATCAATAATGTGAGGTATCACCATAATTAATCCCGTAACGATGTCCTCGTGCCCGATATTCGGGTATCATCTTCGCCCCCTGATTTTTGTGTCCGTTCAATATGGCATTAATGTTGTATATCCCCCTGTCGAATCTTGCCATCCACTTATCACCTTTACCATCTTCATTTTTTGCATACCAGCACATAGCAACAGCATAATTACGCATATATATACGGAAGGCTATCGTCCTATAATCACCTGATAAGGGAACGGTAGAGCCTGATAACTCGGTTGCCCTTTCTATACCGTAATACTTCACCGTATCCCCAGCTGATGGTTTAGGGAAAAATCCCATCATGTCGCTTCTGAAATAGAAGCGGGTCGGCGTGCCTGTGGTACTCCGCCAATTACCTAAATGCTCGTCAAGTTCTTTTAATGAGGTCTGTTCAAGCGGTTTATCGTTATAGAGGACTCCACCCTCATCAAGGGCAACAAAATCACTGGAGAAGCGGATCTCCCTGTCATTAACGATATCGGCAGCGATTAAGGGACGGGAATATAATTTAGATAGGCACTTTGTTTCAGTGGCAATCTTTTCCTGGGCTTCATTAATGTAACTCTGTATTTCTGTCGATGTCCAAAAACCTGCAGTAGCTTCTCTTATTTGATATCTTACGCTGGTTTCTATTTCAGCTATTGTCGCTAACATCTATATCACCTAACTTTATTGTTTCTTTGTTATTGGTTTCTTAACTTCTTTAGGTTCACATACGCAAGGCTCTAACTTATTAAGGATAAGCAGGGCAAGGTCGTTCATCTCTTTCTTCAGCTCCGCCTTTATCTCCGCCTTATCCTTATCCAGCCTTGCAAATAATTCATCTCGGTATATCGGTATACGTGTTGGCATAATTTCCTCCTTTCTTATTTATTAATCTACGGTCAAAAATACTTCTCCCGCGTTAAATTCAACATAACAGCCAACTGCGAACTTAACTCCTCCTGCTGGAATGAGTGCATCATCAGTTGATTTATAAGTGGCTAATGTCTCTAATCCAATTCTCTTTAATGCAGCAGTAGGACTGCCTGCCGTTGCACCTGCTTCGTCATAGATGGCAGCAGTAGTATCGCCTTGGTATTGTAGTCTTGCCGCATATATTGTAATCGGCACTGCATAAGCTAATTGTGTATCAGCCGCAATTCTTATAATTTGCATAAAATCACCTTCTTTTTATTAGAATGCGGTTGTATCATCGGACAACCGCGAAACCTGTTAATTAAAATTGAGCTAAATCAGGTACTATAGTTGCTGTTCCAGCATCACTTGCATAATTGTTTTTAGACCATGAAGTATTTATATCGTAAGGTGTTCCACTAACATGGAATACAACATTATCTAAAACCATTGCATTGTCATTGTTGTCGTCTATACCAGTTCCAGCACCAGTAAGTTTAATTATATTGTTCCTGATTATAGTTTCAGAGGCAGTACAATCGCTGGCTATATATATTGCAGTTCCAGCCGCATCCATTCCACTAAATACGTTATTTTCTATAACACCAGAAGCAAGGTACTTATCTGAACCACCACCAAAATATAAACAATAAGCAAATCCAGCAGTAGCTAAAAGACAATCAAATCTGCAATCTCTTATAGTTAAATAACTACTATTTTGGGTTGATATAGCAGCAACATTATCAGCATCAGCACATGCAAACGTACAGTTTAAAATTTCAACATTATTACAAATATTGAAATCAAGTAAGTCAACTGCACCAACTGCTTCAAATCTCATGTTAATAAGACGTAAACCAGAAACCGTTCCTGCTATTGGAATACCAGCCGAAGGATGTAGTTCAACGTGTTTATCAGTTCCAGGATGCCCTAATCCAATCATATTGCAAGAAAATGGTAATGCAGTAATATTTTCATCATAAGTGGCAGGTGCTATAATAATATAATCGTAGATTGATTGTTGTGCTGAAGGTATTGTTGTTCTGTATCTTGTATGTTCGGTAATGGCTTCAGTAATTGTAGGATAAGCAGTTTCCCAAGATTCACCACCTTGACCATTACCACCCTTCCAGACATAAAAGACTTTGCAAGGTGTAAGTATTGCCATATTTTGCAGTTGTTTTAAGATATCGTATAATCCGCCTGGCTTTCCGCTAAATCCTTGTTCTATTGATTTTTTTATTTCTAACATTTAAGTTATCTCCTTTCTCAAGAGGGGCAGTTTACGCCCCTCTATTTTATTTTGTTAATCTGTTATTATGTTATTCTGTTAGGCTGGTGTTGAAGCACCACTTACAATGTTTACTCCGAATAATCCGTTTAATACTACAGCAACGAAGTAAGCTCTCCAAGATACCATGCTCCAGGCATTAATAAAGTTGGAAGTATCCTGCGGTCCGGGGATTTTGATGATGAGTTTGTCCTTTACGCCGCTTATCCTTGTACCTGCAAAACAATGCTTTCCGAATATCGGGGTGTGATTAATAGTACCTGTTGCAGAATAGTATCCAAATCCTCTTGCTGCAGAAGTAGAAGCTCCGGTAGTAATGGTTTCTGTCCAGCCTTCGGTATCTTCCCAGAAGCGAACTCCGCCCCATTTGCCTAATTCTCCGTTTAAAATATCTTGGGGAGAAGCATAGTGTACTGCATTAACCCATGCACTATCTTGCATGAAGTCATAGACTACGAAGGGACTCATAATCCCTGCATAGAATTTTCCATCATACTTAGGTGCTTTGTTGTGTTTTAGGATAGCTACTGCTCTTTCTACTGCTGAGCCAGTTACAATATTAGTAGCAGCCAGACCTGTAGAAACAACGATACGGAAAGTATCGCCTACAGCACAGACATCTTTTAATGCAGGACCAAAAGTAACCGTATCACTTGAAGCAACAAAATCGCTTACTAACCCTGCATATCCTGCGTTCTGTCCCGAAGTAAAGATGATTACTCCGTCATTCCAGAAGTCATCTGCTTGGGTTAATAAAGCAGCTGTTATTGTGGTAGTAAGAGGTGCAGAAGTAACTACTCCACTAACTGCATAAGTGCTTGAATTGTCTACCCTCATCGGATAGAGACCTAAAGCCATTGCCTTTCTATACTGATAATTTATTGATTCACCCATATTTACGCCCAGAAGTTGAACCCCATTATCAAGTGGTTCGCAATAACTAAATAATTGTATTTCTTCAGTAAGTCTTATAGCGTTAGCATATTTACCAACGGTCTTTTCAAACTCGAAGGCTTCCAATTCGACATAATCGCAGTTTGCATCTTCGGCAGTTACAGCGGTTACTTTAGCTAAAGGGACATAACGGGTGAAATTTACTACCTTACCCTCTTTTTGAGGAATATCACGAGAGTGGTCTGCTAACTTATCTGCTACCATTACTGGTTCGGCAAGTTCTAATAGTTTTCTATCGTAATAAGTCTTTAATGCCTGGGTAAGGGTTGAGGTTGTAGTTGAAGTTGACATTTATAATTCACGACCTTTTAATTTTAAATTTTTGTTTTCCCCCGTGAATTATAAGACTATTTAATTTTTATTTTTATGTTAGTCTTTTGGTTTCCCGACTAATTTTCCAAGTTGTTCCATCGGCATAGTATCATAATCGGTTGATCCACTTGGAGCAGAACGAATGCCTTGCGGTTCGGTGTAAGTTCGCAGTTTCTTCTGGGCTTTTTCTTCTGCTTCTTTTTCTGCTTTCTCAATGATTGTTTGCTCTTTCTTCTGTAACGCTTCTGGAAGGTTCTTATCCCTGTAAATCTTATATCCTTCTTCAAAGGCTGTCGTACCGGGAATTTCAAACAGCTTATTCCTGCCGTCTGCTCCCGTAAAACCTGCTATGATCTTATCAACTGCCTTGCGGTCATAAGGGACTAATCCGTCTTTATTTGCCTCAATTAACCTGTTTATCTCATTTTCGTTTGCCTGTCTTGCCTGTACCACTGCAATCGGCTTGATTGCCTTTGATATGTAGGGCATCAGGGCTTTAACAGGGTCCTCGCTAAAGGCATCATAGAACTGCTGTTTCTCGGCATCAGTCATGCCTTTTATCTCGGTTTCTACAATACGCCGTGAAGTAGCATCTATCTGATACTGCTTCATCTGGGTATCGAGGTCGATTGCATCTTCCTTGAATTTACGCAGTTCGCCAACCTCTTTACCCTGTTCGTCTAATTTCTTACGCAAGTTGACATAGTCTTTGGCCAGTTCTTCAGCAGTCTTGCCCTTGATATAATCAGGCAGTTCTTCGGTCGGTTCGGCAGGTGGAGGTTCTTCGCCCTCCTTAACAGGTTCGGCAGGTACAACAGGTGCAGGTTTCACGCCAGTCTTGACTAATGCTTCCAGTGCTTCATTGGAAAGCTTGTCATAATCCTCTGTTTCTACCAGTCCTTCACTTACTTGTCCTTCGAGAGGGGTAAGTGGTTGGTTATTGGTGTTCTCGTCGGTCATGATTTAATAATTCTCCTTTCGTTTATTTTTTCTTTCTCTTCTCCGCCTCATCGCCTACCTTAATCAGTGCGTCAATCTCGGCAAATATATCCTCTATTGCCATGACGTAGGCTTGGGCGTAGTAAATCTTATCTAACTCCCTTTCGGTTAATACTTTGTTGATATAATGCCCTTTTTTGTCATTCTTTATTTTTACTATATCCTGCCAGCCAGCAGTGGCTATGGTGGTTCGCAGGCGGTCTGCCTGCTCAATGGCGGAGTCGTAGTTGGTCATGGTTTCCTCCTAATTAAATATTAATTGGTTGTCCAGTAGTATTTGATACATTTGTATAGTGCCAAGTTACATAAGGGTTATTAGGATTTCTATATGGACAATTATAGCAGTCGTGATAACACGGGTAACACGGATAATATGGTGGATAGTAATATGGTGGTGGATATAGTTTTGCTATCTTTTCTTCTAACTCTTTATATTTTTCCAAAAGAACATCATACTTTTTCTCATCTTCTTCTTTCATAATTAACCTCCTTTTATCTCATTCCCCCCTGATTTGGCGGTGGCACATTCCCCACAGAGTTAGCTAAAAGCGGGGGATTCTTTCCAGCTAACCCTGACTGTGGGGCATTGGCAGGAGTAGTGGATTTAACCCCTGCCTGATTGGCGGTCTTTTGTGCCTCTTTTCGTTCCCTTACCTCTTTTAATCCCGGTATTAATTCCTCTAAATCTCTAAAGTTCATATCTTCCCCCACACGCTTGGCTATCTCTTCTAAGTTAAACACGGGCTGCATTTGAGGTTTACCATCTGGCCCTGGTGGGAGTTGATTACCCATCGGGTCATAGGCAGGCTTCATAAACATCGGTGCTATGTCGGTCAGTTTAAGCAGGTTAACCAGGTCTACTTGATGTTCCTCGAAGATACTGACCCCTCTCGGTATAAAGTCGGGATTGCCTGATAGCTTGATATCCTCTTTCTTTATTTCCTTCCGCTTCTTTTCAGCTTCCCATTGTGCGCCCTTCTCTTTACCTAACACACGATAAGCCATCTCTTTACTAAAGAATTGCAAATCATGCTTATAAATAATTTCTAATACTCTCTGATACCACGGCTCTAAACAGTGCTTGACGATGTGCTTGATAGGTTCGGCTGCATTGCCCTGCATCATCTTGGTAGCCCCTAATGTATCTGGCAAGCCTTCTTTGGTCGGCATACTCGATATAACCGGGACTGCCTGCGTGGTTTTCATTATCTTTTCTTCTAATTTCTCTATGTGGATGATCAAAGGCGATAAGACTGCTGCCTGTGCGGTAGTATCAATAAAGAACATTGCCTTTCTTACATCATCTACGTTCTGATTGGCAAAGAATATCTTTCCCGGATGACTGATAATAATGCCGCCTGATATGCCTGCCAGCATCTGCTGGTTGATAATCCCCATTGGGTTGGCTATCAGATTAACACAGTCGGATAGCTTATTGTGGGCATTGGTGAGTTCTTCCGCATAGCTTTGGATGTCCTCGCCTGTGCCTACACCAAACTTCTCATTCGGCATCTTATCTTTGGAAGCGTCAACGAAGATATTACCACAGTCGAAGGGATACTCCTCGTTTCTGATACAGACTTCCTGGTTGGCTACGGTAATAATAGCCCTGACATAATCATCCTCGTAAGGGTTCACCTGTGCATCATCATGGATTTTGCCTTCGAGCAGTGATTTCGGCACATCACCGTGATATTCCAGCAGTTCTACCCTGTCATTACTGATTTTGTTTTCGCCTACCGTATCAGCATCACCGGGTTGTGAAGTGTCTTTCAAGTCTTTGATACTGTGGTAGATATTCTGTTTCTCTAACTGTCTCAGATGTGATACAAAGACATCTGGTTTTCTAATGACCATCCAGCTGCTGTTCACGTCAAGTGTGGCAGGATCAGGGAAGGAATTAAAGATATCACATACCTCGATATCTATGCCCTCAAATACCGTCTTACCCTTCTCTTTTTCCTCTTTCCAAGGGACTTTGGTAAGTGAATAACCGTATCTGTCAAACTGCTTGATATGGCCTTCTACTACAGTAAATAGTCCGCCTTTACCCTTCCCTACGTTGCCTAACTGGTAAGCAATGATATTCTTTAGGTTGGGGATGTTGGCTTCGTCTGACTCTTCGCCCGGCTTGATATCGAACGAATTTGCTATATCGGCAGGGAATAAGATATTCATGTAGATCGGTACTTTCGTTCTTTCGGCTTCCTTTAGCGATGTAACCACATAATTGGACTGCCAGTCCTCTTTTAGGTCGGAACGTGTACCCTTGTAATCATCGTAATACTCCGCCCATTGTGCGTGGCGGTCGGCCATGTTGGTCTTGGAGTAATTGTAGCGGTTTAAGACAAATTCAACGAGTGCCTCACCCTTTGACTTTGCCTTGATATCGTCTTTCTTTTTTGCCAATGTAAATCATATCCTAACTCCCCCGATTATATTATATTAATTCCTCGATACCCTTCGGCTATTTGCTATCAGTTCAGCCGATACATCTAATGCCTGAATGGTCTTGATTTTGATGATATTATCTAAATGTAATGAAAGTGCTTCACCAGAAATCGTATGACCTGAAAATATCCAATCTTCTAATTCTTTTAATAATTTATCGTACATATTTCCCCCTTTCTTACTTATTTACTTTTTCTTTTCGTGTGCATATCTCATGTGCATTTTCATACCCATTTTTCTTGCGGTAGGACTGTCATAACAATATGTTTTCCCCGTTTCTATTGTAGTCATGCAATACTTTTTTTTACCCTTTATGGTACGTGTTGATAGATTCCAAGGCATGGTATATCCTCCTTTATCTCCTCCGTCCCCACACTGTCACGGTAGAGAGAATTATACTTAAATGGATCACCGCCCTCAATAGGATTTTCTACTTTTACATAATAAGGTTTCTCACGCTTTAGAGGTTTCTCTAATATCTTGATAGCCTTTCGTATCTGTTCCTCACTAAGAAATTCATTATCTAACATACCCCGTAACTCTTCTAATTGCCCCATCACACGGTTAAACGTATGTAGTGGCACGACATATCTATGACCATCGTTTAGTAATAATTTGATATATCCCATTCCCTTGATTATGTTCTCTACTAACTTAATCGCGTTATTCATACTTCCTCCTTATAATCCTGAATATTTATTGCTATGTTTCTTGACATAGTCAATATCTTCATCAGCATTGGCATATCTGGTGCTTTTATACAAGCCTATCTGCCTGATAGAGATAGCTGCATACCTTGCCGCTGCCCCTGCGTGGTGATGCTCGTCACGCCTCTCATTGCCTGTATACATCTGCATGATGTCATTCCATATCTTGCCCCACATCTCTAAATGCCGTCTGCCCTTACGTGTCTTTTCCTCGTCAAACCAGCATACCGGGAGCAGGCCTCGCAGGACCTCTACGCTATTCTGATGAGAACAATTCTCAACTACTTCAAATTTAATCCCCACATCTGCCGCGTGTTCCAGTCTACTCTTGGCCACGTGGCCTTTAGTAACCATTTCTTTGACTTTAACATCGGGCGGTGCAAAGTGCCTGCCGTAGAGATAGCCCTTTTCTTTGAATAGTTCAGCCCAGTAGGTGAAGGTTGAGGCCGTTGCCTCTGCAAAGTCTATAAACCTTACTTCGTTGCCCAACTGTTGGACAAACCAGACCGCCATCGCATCTGATGTTACGCCTAAATCCCAGTAAGTATCTACCAGTAATTCCCGTTCATACGGCACGCGTGTGATGTGTCCGTCCAGTTCCAACGCCTGCATCTCTTTACCGACGTATGTGCCTTCTATGCCCTGATTGAAGGAGCAGAAATACTCCTGGTTGATGAAGTCCTCTGTCTTGCCGTCATCACGTTCTTTTTGCAGGTCTGC